TGATTGTCAAAATATCTAGCTTCTATTACATCTATGATAGTAGACGCAAATTTCTTATCAACAATTAGTTGATTTAAAAGTTTTATTTGAAAGTTATATCCTAGATAACCAAAATTGTTTTTTCCGCTCATATTATAAAATTTTTACACATTAATAAATATAGTTAACTTCATCTTAATACCTCTATTGGTGTTGTTTTTCTAAGTGACAATGTGTCACTAAGCTCAGATAATATCTGTGGTATTAGAGGCCTTATATCAACTGTATATCTTACTCTTGTTGGGTATATGTGAGACGGTAAAATAGTGGCAATTATATTTCTTCCATTCTCTTTAATTTCAATCTCAAAAACTTCTTTCTCTGACCCTTCTAGGTCTTGGTCTGACAAATTAACCACATTAGTGTATTGATTATATTGGTCATATAGGTAATCCCAACTCCTTTTTTTTAAATGATATCTCAACTTTGTCTTTATATCTTCAACTTCTTCAAAAAGTTCTAAAGATGTTAATGTTTTAGGATTATGTTTTCTAACATTAAAATATCTCTGACAAATAATATTTCCATTTATTTTTAATAGGAACTCAAATTTTGATATTAGTTTTTTATCTATCTTATTTTCCATTTCTTTTATTTTTAAAATTATACGTTTCTTTTTTTATTAACTCAATAAACGGTTCAAAAAAATCTAGCCACGCATTGTCCTTTTGTGGTAAAAATTTATTTAATCCGTCTCTTAATGTCATTTCAATAACATTTTCTATTCTTCTATCTGTAGGGTCTAAAGGCAGTTTAGAGATTGACGTAATCTCCTCTTTTGCTTCTTCTGTTAGGAAAGGAATAGATAAATCAATTAATCTTCTATTAGTCTTATAAAATTCGTCTCCTCTCTCTCCACTTTTAGTGACACCTTCTAAGATATTAATTATAGCTTTTTTATTTTTATTAGTAGTATCTTTAAGTTTTTTACTCCTATCTAATACAAATTCTAAATTTATCTCTTTTTCAGCTAATTCTGGAAATAAATTAAATAAAGTTTTTTCCCCTAAATAACTTATCCCTTCTATATTGTCACTTTTATCCCCAGTTAATAGTTTAAATAAAACTATATTTGTCACCGGGATTTGTTGTTTCCCAATTTTTACCATACTACCATGTTTAACATATTCTTTTTTTCTAGGTAAATACTGAGTTACTTTCTTGTTTATAAGTTGTATTAAATCTTTATCGGAACTTATTATTGTTTTTTCTTCTTTGGGTGTGATTTGACAATAATACGCAATTCCATCGTCCGCCTCACAATACTGGAATTGGCATTGTCTTATAAATAATTCTTCTAGGTATTCGGATATTCGATTCTTTTGTTCCATCATTGATTGAAACCTTTCGTCATCCATTCTCTTTTTTCTATTTGCCTTGTAAGACGGATATATTTCTTTTCTAAAGTGATTGCTTTTAGGTCCATCCCAAAAAACAACTACCTTATCATAGTTTTTTTCTAATAAATGTTTCTGTAATGTAAGTATGAAATGATATAACGCTCCTAAATGTTTATCTTTATTGTAAACATTCTTGACGCCATGAAAACCAATTTGTAATATACAATTACCATCAACAACTAAAGTTTTCTTCATTTATCATCTTTATAGGGTTAAACATTCTTTTTAAAATAATTCTCCGGTATCTTCTACAGCTAAATTATAATCTCCCTCAGAACCTATAATTTTGCCCCAATACTCAGCATTTTGTGTTTTGTAAATTTCTATTGATTTTTTTTCTTCTGACTGGTCTTTTCCTTTTAAAAACCCATGTGGTGTGATTAGTATCTTTCCATCTTCATAACCTAAACCATTCACATGGTTCTTCAAGATAGATATTTTAGTTCTAGTAGCAAACTTAACTTTTCTTTTGTCCTTAGTTGCAGTTATTTTACTTACTCCAGAATTCTTTTGATTGCCGTATAGAAACACTAATGTAGAATTTAACCACAATGATTCACCTCCTTTTGCCTTAATTTTAGGTTGACTAAAAGGATTGTCAGCCAGTTCTACCCATGGTTGATTGACTACTACTAGGGTGTTAGTGTGTTGAGATGTGTCTTTTCTACTTCCTGAAATTCTTTGGTTAATTCCCATTCCAATTTTATCAGCTAATGTAGCTGCATTATGCATTTTTCCACCTTTACCATCAAATGTCATTTTACACGGTACTGAACCTACTGAATCCCACATAAATAATAAATCATATTGTATCTCACCACTTTTTTGTGCATCTAATAATTCATTAATATAATCGGTGATTTGTTCTATGTATTGGAAGTCGTTGTTAAATAAAAAGAATCCATCCCATTCTACTTCTCCTGTTTTAGGGTCTACTTTACCTTCACATTCTAATCCCATTAATTTAGCATGGTCAAAATCCCATTTTTGTTCAGTAATAATGAATACAGGTAAAATACCTTTTCTTTGTGAATCTATTGCTGTTTTCACTAAAGCTGTTGTTTTTCCAGTATCTGTATGCCCTAAAAACATATTAATATGGCCCATAGCTGGACCGGGAATACCAGAGGCATCTAAGAAAGCTTCACCTAAATCAAAAAATCTATCTTGTTTAAATGTTGCTTTCTTAGAAAATTTCTCTTTTATATCTTTAAAGCTCTTTTTCTTTATTGCCATAGTATTAGATTAAAATGGTAAATCTTCGTCCTGTGGTGTGTTTGCTTGTGGGTCGGATTGTGTAGAAACAACTGTCTCCATATCGATACTTGTTGTTTCACTATCGGTATAGACATATTTCTTAAGATTGCTATCCCATTCTGGAACTTCTCCTTTTGATATTGCTTCTAAATATTCGATAGGTTTTCGTGCATATACATCTGTCCACACTTCTACATTTCCGGTCCATTCTTGTACTTTTGATTCATCAGTACTTAATGGTGCTGGGTCATCTGCCATAATCATACTAACAGAGGTGTATGTTCCATTACCACTTGGTGTGGGTAGAGCTTTTAGAATAAGACTAAGGTCTCTACCTTCTGTAATATTTGTTACATCACCTTTTTTCTGGAATAATGGGATTAATTTATCCATAATACCATCTCCTCGGAAATTATGTTTGAATCTCCAGAACTTTACACCGTGTTCTTCGTTATCTCTATCAATAACTTTAACGATATAAAATTTTCTAGAACGATATTGTCTTGATAAATCTCTATCTTGTTGATTTCCTGTTAATTTTAAAGCCTCTTCAACTTCATTTAAAGGACTTCTTTCTCCTGAAGAACTTCCATCAGCGTTCTTACCCGGGTCATAAATTTTCATCCATTTTCCTTGTACTTGCATTTCATGAAACCACACTTCTTTAAAAGGTGATGTACCATCTGCAGTAGGTAAAATTCTAATATTTGATTCTCCGTCAGTTTGTCCTTTTATTAAAAAAGTCGCAAAGTACTTTTTTAATCTGTCTTCGTTACTAACGAATTTCTTTTTTTCTGAATCAGATTGTGAATTTTTTTCGTACTGACTCAAGATTGCATCTAAACTACTCATAGTTATTTTCTTTTTTAATTAATAATTAATTTTATACATGTAATAGTACATTATATATTCAATGAAGTAAAGTACCTTACATTTTATTTTCATACTAAATATATATAAAATTAAAGCATAAAAAAAAGCGAAAATCGCTTTTTTGTTTTACTATTTTAATGCTTTTATTTGTTAGGTTTGGTGCCTAAAACTTTGAACTCTTCCTCAGAATCTTCATCTTGTTCTTCAGTCGGTGCATCAAAACTATTTTCTATATCAACATTATTAAAGTCTTCTACGTCGTCTTGAGTGAGTACGTATTCCGCTTTTCCTTTCTTATTAGTGTTTTCCTCACTTTTTTCTTGCCAGTAATCTAATGGTTTCTGGGAATAAGGACCACTATCTAATGATATCATCTCTAATCTTTCTTCTTGTGTTGGTGGTGCTGCTTGTTCTATTTTTTCCCCTAGTTCATCGATTGCCTGGCTTATTGTCTCAATACTACTTAATTTAGTTTCTAAATCACCTAATTTATTCATTAGGTCCTCTATTTTATTGGTTTGTTTATCTAGAGTGTCTTTAGCTTCTCCAGCTTTCTCCTCAGCTCCTTTTGCCATTGTAACAATATCAGTTACATCAACCTCAGTAGAATCGGAACCTAAATCATCACCCATATCATCACCCATATCATCACCCATATCATCACCCATATCATCATCTCCTAATCCAAACTCATCATCTCCTTCTAAGTCACCTTCGTCTTCAGCTTCTGCACCTGCGGGGTTGGTTGGGTCTACCTCTCCTTCTAATTCATCATCAGATACCTCAATTGGTTCATCTGTTTCTGCTTCTGGGTCATCTTGTTCTCCAAATCTTGACGGTTGATTCTTAATAAACCCACTACCACCACCTAGTCCTCCGACCATCTGTTCAGATAAAGATTCTACATAAGTGCCTATTTGGCTGAATCTTTCTAATTCTTTCTCTAAATTCTCTTCTCTTTTCATTATCCCATTAATAGTGTACGACCATCTTCTGTGACCATTCTTTTATTAACCTTTTCTACTAAACCATCTTTACGTCTTAATGTGTAACATTCTCCTGTTTGCATATCACAAACTTCTTCCTCTTCTACCTCATCAGTAATTTCTACTTTCTTTGGTGTTGGTTCAGTCTTACCTAGATAAGTGTCTAAAGTATTTCCTAAATTATTTTCTTTATTTTCCATAATAATGTTATTTACATATAAATATAACAGATAATGTAAAATTACGAACCAGAATTGTAAGATTGTGGTGTTCCTGTGAAATCACCACTTATAAGTGTTGGTTTTATAGTTAGATTTAATTTTTTAGCAATCATATCTTCAATTAAGTCAGGTTTTACATAACTCATATTGTCTTCTGCAAACCAGGTCGTTGATAATCCTACATTATTATTAGCAAAGCTTAACAGTTGTGGCCATACAACTTTTAAGTAACCGTTTAATTTATCTTTTAGTTTTCCGTCCAATGCATTTTGTACTTTAAAACAGGGGCACTTTTTATTACCAAAATCATTATGTCCTCTTACAAGTTGTTTGT